TTTCCGCCTTATCCTCTCTTTTTCCTTCACTACACACGTAGATTGATTTATCAGGTAGAACACCCAAATCCAACATTCCAAATGTGTGTTCCCATTTACCATTGATGAATTGTTCACCTGTGAACCTTTCTTGTGCGTTGTACGCTTCGTAGGTCATTTTCAATTTGACATTATTCTCATTTTGAATAATTCTCATCTCATATGACTTATCTCTCAAGTGAGATGATACCGAGTGGATTACTTTTTCTTTTTTCATAATACAAAGATATAATGATTTTTCTTTTATACCAAATTTATTTTCAACTTTGTTGCCAACCTAAATCAATGTCCATCCTATGTGTACGAGGTTTTTAATAAAAAACCCCACATTTCTGTGGGGTTCTCCCCTTAAACCAATCAATCATAAGTAATCCTCGCGTATTTTACTGTGACCCAGTTGTCCTTTACAACAATCTTACCCATGTCCTCACCATCCTCGCCTTTCCAATAAACCTCACCATTTAATTTCACACCCCACTTCTCAAAGAAATGATTGATAAGATACTTCAACCACTCAACGTAGTTGTAAAACTTCTCACCACCATCCCACATTAGATGAATTCCATTTTCATCCGTAGTCCATTGACACCATAAACCAGGTTGACATTTACCCTCTCGCGTTCTCAAATCATTTTGTGTCCACCTTTCGTTGTAGTTAGTTGTTAGAAAATCAAGTTGACCTGGAGGTGTGTTGTAATCAACAATACTATCATCCTTGTCTTGACCCGCGAACCCATTACCACCAACAAAGTATTCACCATCGTTTCCGTAGGTTTCTTCTTTTGGTAGAAAAGGGTTTCCGTGTTCACCCTTAAATAACTCATAGAGTTTCTCAACATTTCGTTTCATTCTACGAGTGTTGTTGAACTTGGTGATGTAATTTTTTTCATCACTAGTGAGTGGACGACTGAATTCAAATCCACCTTCGAAATCGGTTGTGTATCCCATACTTTTTTGATTTAATTGTAATACAAAGATATAACAATTTTTCTTTTATACCAAATTTATTTTGAACTTTGTTGCCAACCTAAATCCCCCCCGTGAATCTGGGGTTCAACCTGAACTCCAATTTGTATTTAGGGTTGTAACTACCACCTGAACAATTACTACACGAATAAGACCTTCTTCTTAAACGATGCGCTTTGGATACTTTACCACAACCAACACATGTTGCAACATATTTTGTTTCGGATGTTTCAACTACTTTACTACTATAACAACGATGTCCGTCACAACCTATTTCAATTGCCTTCGCTCTCCATACATGGTTATGTTTTTGACCAGGACAAAGTGCGTGTGCAATTTCATGTAGAATAGTATTCTTTACATGACTTTCATCATTAAGTAATGTCAATACTTTGGATAGTGTAATTTGTTTAGGTCTGTATTTACAACACCCAAACCTAAGTTTTGCGTTGTCATACACAAATGTCCATCCATTAACATCTAACTTGTGTTTACGAATTAACTTATCTGCGAGTTGTTGTGCTTTAATTAAGTCCATGTTGTTTTATTTTGTGGCCAAACTAAATTTCACCTTCACCTGTTGTGATGTACACTCCGTAATCGATGGTATGTAATTGTGGTACCCCATCATTATCCATGATGTGACCATCAAATAACCAGTTAGGTTGAACTCGTGGATTGTATCGAACCCTACGACTTTCATCCTTGTATGGTTGACCTGTGTAAATCTTAATGTCCTTACAAAGTATCCACGCGCACACTACTTTATTACCACCATCAAAAATCTTTTGTGCGGTTTTCCTGTGGTTCTTAAATGTGCAACCCGTCATCACTAATTGATTATCGGTTGGACTGTAATACAATACACTACCGTCTGGGTGTTGTACTTTCCATTTCAGGTAGTTCTTACCTCTACCGAGATTGAACCTAACTTTAATACTCTTACTCATCTTGATTGGTTTATGATACAAATATAATATTAATTCTTTTATATTCCAAATGTTTTTTGCCAAACAAAAATCCCCCTGTGACGGGGGACCTTTTTATTCTTTCAAATCAAAAATCAATTCGGCGTAATCCATTGTGCCGTTGGTAACAAGTGGACTATCTTTTTCTATTGAGATGACATCTCTCGACCACGAACCAATAATCTCATTTTCATCATCACCTCTAAAATCTCCACCACCTTGTCCGTTACCCTCACTAGTTAATAGTGGTAAAGGGTGAATTTTTGCACCATCCCATCCTTGAATTTCGGGAACTTTGTTTTTGTCCACGAACATTTTTTTGCTGTGGTTTACAATGTAGGGGTATTCGTCAGTTGATGAAACCTTTGGTTTGATTTGGTTTTCATCATTACAAAGTGAATACAAATTTGCGTCGTACTCCTTCCCTTCCGAAATGACTTTTACTCCTGGTTCTTCTTCTGCGTAATCACCCGCCCACACTACACGACTTTTGTAATGTTCACCTCTACGGGTTAATTGTTTTTCAAAAGTTGAAACGAAGTTGTTCCCTTGATAGGAATGCTCCATCAGTTTGAGTCCGTTGTCGTACTCGTGTGAATACATCCACGCTTTAACTGTTTCGTGTTCACCCTCTTTTGGGGTGATACCTAAAATGATTGGTTTATAATACTGTCCCATAACTATGTTGTTTTATGATACAAATATACATCTATTTTTAATATAATCAAATTTTTTTTATATTTTTTTTGCCAAACAATTTTTGGATTAACCGGGGTCACCAGCAAAATAGCCAGAAAAACTGGTAGCAATAGCCGCGCAAACCAGATGTGATTTTGGTTGGCATTCTGTAAATGTAATAAAATCAACACTTTGAGTTACGCCAAACAAAATCCTGAAGACCGGCGCAAAAGCGCAGCAAATGTTTTAGCAATAAAAAACCCCTCATTGTGAGGGGTCTACTATAAACTTGCTATCTTTTTGAGGTCGTTTTCGTGTGACTTTATATTTTAATCCCACAATAATGTCGTTCTCATCTCGATATCTCATATCATATAAGTCACCATCGATAACTTTTCTACCCCAAAACTTTTTGGGTATTTCTTTTTTGAAAACAACGGCAACTCGTATACCATTGTTCAACATACTAATACAATCTGAAAAGTTTGTACCACTAAATGAAAATGTTAAGTCGTAGTTCTTATACTTCTTAACTAACTCCATTCGTTTACCTACTTTGCTATAGTCGTAAAACATAATATCAGGAAACAATTGCAAAATGTTTTTTCTTTTACCATCTACAACCATATGAAAAGATTCGGGCGAAATGTCTGAAGTGTTATTTAAACGAACACTAAAGTGATAACCCTGTTTTTCAGCTTTCTTTTTTGCTGCCTCAATTTCTGCAACCATCCATTGCATAAAATACTGACGGTGTTCAAAAAACAATTTTGTTTTTTTAATTCTACTCTGAGTAATCATGTCATCTCTCATGTTCATTCGATTCATACCAGATTCGTTTAAACATAGTGCAGTACATTCTTCATTCCTCATCGGACAAACTTCGTAACCACTTAAGTCCGCGGGTGCTAGATAAAGACTGTAGGTTAATTCATCATACTTGTACGCTTTAGCGTGTTTTGATGTGAGGTTGACTGAACCTAAATAATTGATACCAGTCTCCTTTCTTGCTTGGGTTTTATTTCTATACTCCATTTCTATACTCCATTGGTTTAACAATACAAATATAAAACAAATTTTTTTATATTCCAAATTTATTTTTATTTTTTTCTTCAGGGGTACCCAGTCTTCCCAGTGCAATATTGGTTGGCACACGCCAAACAAAATCCCGAGATGTAACTGTGCAGCTCTGTTGCACACATCCGAGCATAAAAAACCCCCACATTTCTGTGAGGGCTTTTCGAACCGAACATTAAATCAATATACTAAATCACAGAACCCCTTCTATCGAGTGTCCTTTTTTGGTGAGGTTTTTACCTTTACGCTCATAGTTGTTGTATCCAACCAAAAACAAATCGTCTTTGGTTCCAAACACCATTGAACCTTCAAGTTTCATTCCACCATAATTTACTTTCAGCTTACGCATAAAGTCATTAAAAGAACGTTCAAGCTGTACACCAATTTTATCGGTAGGAGGAACTGGTGCGTTTTCAATGTGGTAACGAGTACCAACTCGAGAAAACTTAATACCTACCATTTCTTTTTTCTCAAAATTTGGTAAACTCTCATTTAGGCATTCACGAATTTCGTGCAAAGACTTCTTCAATGAATTAGCCGTAGTCTTTCTTGGTTTTTTTATCATAATCAATTTTTTGAATTACAGTACAAAAATAATAAGAATATTTTCTATTTCCAACAAATATTTTTAATTTGTTCAACTTTTTTTACAAAACACTGAACAAATAGTGTATTTTTTATTGGAATATGAACATTTAAGTGTTGAAAACTAAGCCAAACAAAATTTGGAGTCGTCTTCAGGACAAAACATCTTGTGAAATTTTGAGCGTAAAAAAGGGGTAACTTTTCAGTCACCCCAATTACTAACCCCTAAACTAAAAGTTAGAAACGAAGATTTAACTTATCCCCTGTTTTACGTTTGTAGTTATAGATATCCTCAATCATCTCCGCGTATGACTTTTTATCGCCACACATAAAGATTGAACTTGGACGAAGTTTTACCTTGTGAAGAAACTCCTGAAATTTAAAATCGGTTTTTTTCTCCATAATTGTAAGAATGGTACGAACAAATACTGATTTGTTGTAACCTTTTTCAAAGTAGGGTTTTAATTGAAGTAGGTTATTCGCCCACTCTTTAGCGGTGGTCATATCCCCTACAATAAATTTTCCGTCTGCAAAATCTTGTTTATCACAATGACGAGTACCCGAATTTTGAAGTAACATAATTCTTTCGGTAAGGGAGAACATTGGAAACTCTTTTGAAAATTCCTCCAATGTTTTGTAGGATTTGTTTCCTTGTTCAGAGAAACCATGAATGTAATCTTTCTTACCCCACTCTTTCATGTTTTGATTGAACTTACGTGCGGCATCAAAGATACCTTTCGTGGTGTTAGGAATTGAGTTGTCTACAATAAAGTAGATACCTTTTCCGGCTTCTTTTGCTGCGGTTAGTCGGTGTTGTCCGTCTACAACCACGTACTGCGAATTAACAATGATTGGAACGAGTTTCAACCCGTCTTTCTTCATTGAATCTGTAATACGCTTGACGCGTGGAGTGTCTACCTCACGATTTACATTGTGAAGTTTGAACATACCCAAATTTTGGGTAAATTTTACTTGAACATTTTTTGTCATTTCGTTTCTAATTTAAGTTTATGAATTAATGTTGGGTACAAAGGTATAATGGTTTTTCTTTTTTTCCAAATTTTATTTCATTTTTTTTAAAAAAAGTTTTCCACAAACATTTTTTTGACTTTATGTATGACAAACATACCGAAGATTTTTATGATATTATCAAAAATACTAGTGTTTATTTTGCCAAACAAATTCGCCCAGCGGACCGACTGGACGATTTAATTTATTGATTTTCAGTGGTTTATAAATAAAAAAAGGGATTCCAAAGAACCCCTTTAGTGTGTCAAACCAAACACAAAATTACAACTATGAAATGTAATCTGAATAAAACATAAACATCTTATTTCATAATGTCAAGTGTTTTTTAGATTACAGGTAATACATCAAGTTCTTTACCTTTTTCTTGGTAGAACAAACTTCCACCATCATTTCCCTCATCGTCCATAGAAGGAATACATAGTGTTCCATTGTCCAACTCAAAACAAATAGGTCTCTTGTACCAACCCATAAGTTCCATTTCCTCATCGGTAAGATAACGAACTGATTTAATAACTCGTCCTTTTAGGACTTTCTCACTTTGGTTTACCCAATGGGTAGTTAATTCTTGATTTGTCATACGAATGATTTTTTACAAAGGTATAAAGATTATTTAATTTTACAAGTTATTCTTGCCAATCAATATTCAACCTTTCACCTTCCACTGAGAAATTCGTTCTCATCCAAGTTGTTACCTTTTGGTCAAGGTAGAAATTAAACTTTTCCATAGTTACCAAGTTTTAGGGTATCTTTCCAAAACATCTTCAGGATAGAGAACACCATCGCCATTAAGTAATACATCCTCCCACCAACGAATACCAATTCGTAAACGAGGTACGGCAAACTTTGGGATATCGTTTTCGTGGACTCTGAAAAAAACATCATTTCTTCCACCAGTATCTGGTTCACCAGGTGTAGGTAATGTTTCCACTTCTTCACAATACTTTACACGAACACTGAATTCTTCTTTCGCCCACTTTTCGAAATCTTTAATGTTGGACTTACCGATGATAGTTGCGGGCCAAACACAAACTTGACTGAACTTTTTCATGTTACAAATAATTTAATTGACAATAATCCTCAAGGTCTACTAATGGTATACGACCATATTTTACGGAAGAATAATACCCTTGAGTTTCGTATCTTTTCTTCCATTCTTCGAACGCCTTGGCGGCCGCTTTGTGCGACTTGTAGTAGGGTACATCCCTTTCGAGTGTGAACCCATCAGGGGATAGGATTTGAATTTTGTGTGTCATATGATTAACGATAAAGAGTTACATAGTCACCAAAATACTTTTCAATCACGCCAATCAAATTCTCATAATCCCCACTCATCATCTCCTCTTGAATTTTCTTGGAGTCCAAACCGAGTTGTTTCGCCCATTTTGAGGCGAGACCAATAAGAACGAATGCGTTCCCATCAGGTCCTGTGAGGTCAATCTCGATACCCCCTTGTTTTTCATTAATTGATTTTATCATTGTCTTATCGTTTTATAATACAAATATAAATCAGTAATTAATATAATCCAAATATTTTTTTATTTTTCTTGCCAAACAAGTTATTGGATTTCAGGTCCCTGCAGCAGGAAACTAGTTAAACCTAGAAGCAATGGCTAGAAAAACCAGAAGCTGCAACCAGCGCAACCAGGTTCGATTTTGGTTGGCACACAGAAAGTATTGATTTTATTGGGTTTACAGAATGCCAAACAAAATCACGAACAGCAGCGCAACCAGCAGCGCAACCAGCAGCAACTTTGGAGCAATAAAAAACCCCCACCTTTTGAGTGAGGGTTTTAACCAATAAAAATGAAACAACTAACTCTCTGCGACCAATAGTTTTCGGTATTCTTTTTCGGTCAAGTGTCTAACCGAACCACTTTCACACTTTTTTTTCTTCTTAATAAGAACACAATCACCTTGCCGAACAATTTTCTCAATTCCACCTTCTTTAATGTCTGTTTGAATTGTCCACGCAATTGCTTGGATAGGAGTAATCTTACTACCAAAGTCCTCACTACTACTCAACCATTTGTCTTTGTTGTTAGTACGATAAACACTTTGTGCGTCCACCCAAATAAAATACTCTCTATCAGTTGAGGTGTCTTTACATTTTACAAAGTGAACATTCTCTGGTTTACGCCAACCAAATTCCGCACCTTCACCCCAATCATTTCCATTTACTTGGTATAGTTCATAGGTGTCCTTAAACTTTTTTTCAATAAGTTCACCATTCTCACCAACCCAAAATGTTTCTTTTGAAATTGTTTCGGACTTAATAAGTGTGGGGTTCACTTCTTTGTAAATGTTTTCCAAACCCAAACAACCTACGGCGATACGCCTCTGTTCAATGTTTTGAATTTCGGTTGCAATCTCTTTGAAAGTAATAGGAACAATATCTTCCCATATATCTTCCAAACCATTAAAGGGTGTATTACGATACTTTGTTTTTAATAGACGACAACCAATGTTGTAGTCAAAACGAGTGTTTTCAATTATGATTTTCATTTCTTTTACTTTTTAATTGTTTACATATCACTATCACTCAATACCAAAAATTGTCTTGTTAGTGAAACGAATAATGTGTTATCTACAATTTTAGGTAATACATCACTATCCACTTCTTCTGTGTTGAATTGAAACCAATCCTCTTGTTCGCCGTCTGCGTTTTCAAATTCGTGGTTCTCAACAACATCAGTAATCTTTTCCAAAATGGTGTCGGAAATTTGTTCTTCCTCATTATTAAGAATACAATCACCTTTATAGTTAATTGAACTTCCGTCTTGACTGCCAACCAAATTGCGAACTTTGGTTCTGACAAACTCAACTTCTTTTTCTGTGAGTTCTATTCCAACTTCTTCCGTAAAACTCTCTGACCATTCCGCCTGTGCGGATTTGTAATACGAGAAATCGGGTTCTTCGTTGTCCTCATCAAGTGTAATCTCAACACTTCCAAATTCACCAATGTAGTGTCCGTCAGAGTTCACATAAAACTCTACCCTACGGAAAACTTCATCATCAAAGAAACTATCAAGTTCACCACTCTCAACTTCTTTGTTTTCGGAATTGTAAAAATTAAAGTGATAATCATTCATACTATCACCACCACAACTAAATTCCATAGTTGCGCTTGTAATACCTAACTCTTTCCAGAGTGCGATTGCTTCATTAGTTTGCATATTCGTGGATTTTTTGGTTTAATTGTTTAACTACTTCGTACGCTTCGGGGTTGTCTAAATCTTTTACCCCATTACACATCCAGGGTTGAACCTCTAAATGTTTAAGGTAATCTTGTGGGGTTGGAACAAACTTCATTCTAAAATCTTCTGCGATATGTAACATCGCAATATCAACAACATCAACTGACTTGCCGTCGCTATTGGTAATGTTGTAACCGAAGATTTTTGGAATGATAGTGTATGCGAACCAAGTGTTGTGGGTGAGTAACCGAGAACTATTATTGTTCATTGTCGCTTTCGGACTATCAATAAGTTCGTGGATAGGTAAATAATCTTCTACCTTACCACCCCAACGCTTGACGCTGCTTTTTGAGTGAATTAGTGGGTTCGCCATAGTTAATCCCAAATTTGAGTGATTGTACCTTCAAATGGATTGTACTCAACTTGTTTTCCCATAACCCAATCGCCTTTCTCAACTTTGAGTGGTTTGTGTTCCTTTGAGAAACTTCCATCTGGTTGTTCGTGTCTTAATACACTATCCTTTTTTACTTCAACCTCTGCGAACTCTGTTTGTGTTTCATCAATTACGAAATCACCATACAGAGTGTGCTGGTTAACACCTTCACCCTTTAAGAGTGTGTGTTTTTTCTTCGGAGTTACTTTCTTGTTTTTCATTTTTTAATTGTTTTATGGTACAAATATAAATCTATTTTTCGTATAAAAAAACTTTTTTTTTATTTTTTTCATACTTTTTTGCCAAACAAAAGTTGTCCTGTGCTGTGTCATCACCATCTTGGATACTTATTATTATGATAGAAGGGATACTTTATACATTAGGAGTTGAGTTCGTGTTGTTTTTAATATGGTATTGTTACGAGTTAAGAAGACAATTAAAAGAAGATTACAAAGAAAAACCATTTAGATTTTGGGAAGATATGTAACATCTCCTGATTGCGCGCAGCCCTCGATTTTGGTTGGCTCAAACCCAAAGTATTGATTTTATTGGTTTTAGGTAATGCCAAACAATTTTCACTGTTTGCGCGCAGCTCACGAGGAGTTTTGGTGCAATAAAAAACCCCACATTTCTGCGGGGTTCTTATTAATTGAGTACCTAACCAATCTTAAACCAACTCAACCAATTCTTTGAAAATTTGACGTTCCCTTTGTCCATAGGTTCCAAACATCTTGTTTTCAGAGTTATCACCTTTACTTAAGGAATGTGTGGTGTACTTAGTAACCCCACTGAACAACCCCCAAAGGTTATCACCTTTCTCTTTTATTTCACCGTTAAGGTCTACGTAGAAACGAGAAAGACGATTACGAGTCACGGTCGACACATCTTTTTCACTATTCAAATCAACATCTTTCATGATATTGAACAATGTACGTGTAACCCAATCCTCTTGTTTCTTGGTCATCTTCGTTTCAGAAAGTTTCTTAATGTCTTCGAACATCTCTTTTTCTTCCTCGAGTACTCCCTCCAAACCACGACAGATATCATCGATTCTCATCTCCATGTTTTTGGTGTGACGAATTTTTGCATTCAAGTTACGGAACGCGGCGAAGAATGAATTCTGACAACTGATTGTAATATTACTTGGACCGAATGCCAAACTAGTTGACCCATCGAAGGAATTCACACCAGTTATATAACCCTCAACTCTGTCATTGCCCAATTTCAAATCATTTGATTTCAATTGAAGGTATACTTTCTCACCTCCACCAAAGTAACCACCTTTGTGAATTGGTAAACCAACCTGTTGAGATACCTTGTCTAGTAAATCAACCATCTGATGATTCTGATAAGGAAAGTAACCATCACCATGTACAGACAAAACAGTGTTGGTGTCCTCACGGATGATTGCTTTACTCTTAGGAACAATGATACCACTTTCTGTAGCGATACTTTCTTCTCTTACGGTCCAATTCAGGCCGACTTGGTCGAGAACTTGCTGTGTACGATTTTCTTGTGACATATGGATGTTTTTTAATTTGATACAAATGTAATACACTTTTTATTATAATCCAAATAAATCTTTATTTTTTTTTCTGACCCCAGAATTCACCGTCCCATCTCAGAAATTGGTTGGCATCTGTCATACACCCGCCAAACTAAATCTCACTCGAGACGCACCCGGCGACGAATTTTTTTAGCAAATAAAAAACCCCCACATTTCTGTGAGGGTTCTTAACCAAATAAAACTAATCTATGAACTACAAATCAAGTGTATTACACTTTAACCAAATATAGGAATTAAAACGAACATTGTCAATAGGAAATACCCAAGTATTACAACACCACCCAAAATTCCATCCCAAAATTCCTTTCGGTCTTCTTGGTAAACTTCTTTGAAAGTTAAAAACATATCCTTAAACATATCAATAATTGTTTTGGTTATCGTAGTTGTTTCGGTAAACCCTTTTACGAGGGTTGTTAGGTCGTTGACCAACCCAATGTCGGTTTTCAAAACCACCATTTTCGTAAAATGAGTTATTAATCATATCATCAACTGATGGAACATCAAAGTCCATATCACAACTTCCGTTCATCATTTTCCATTGAATTTCATAAATGGTTTTAATATCTTCTTCAACATTTATATAAGTACCATCTATGTATTCAATTTTTGTTACGATTTTGTTATCTCTTTTATCTAAAATGGTAAAAACGTTTTTAACATTTTTTAAGTTTACAAGAGTTGGAGTTCCTTTACCTTGATAGGTGAGTTTAATTAACATTTCTTTATTTTTTAATTATTGAACAAATATACAAATGAATTTTAGAATATACAAACTATTGTGCCAAACTAATTCGACGAGTCACCATCTCCTCATATATTTCCCGAAAATACGAGAAAGTTATTGGGTGGTAAATAAGTGTCGAAAGTGTCAATGATTTCATATTCATCTTCACCCTCAACTACACCAAGAGTCCTACCACTATCCCAATGGACATTGATAACACCATGACCAACGTGATAAATTGTTCCCATTGAACCTTTCTCAACGGGGTTAGGGTCGTTCTCCATTGAAACAAGACGAATTCTTTTTCCGATTAAATTTTCATTTATTTTCATATTCATATAGTTTATTGATACAAATATAAAACACTATTCCATATAAACAAAACTTTTTTTTATATTTTTTGCCAACCTATCAACACCAACCACTGTTTCACCCAGAGTCGGAAAAATTTTGGTTGGCGTACTACACCCCAATATGTAATACGACGCCAAACAAAATCCCCACCAGGCGTGAGCTGGACGAATTCTGATATAAAAAAAATCCCCGACTTTCGCCGAGGACTTTTCACCAATTAAAACAAAATAAAACCTATTCGTATTCTTCTTCGTACAATTCACCTGTGAGGTACATGTCGTAAGTTCTAACTTCACTTATTAACACTTCGGTTACTTTGTCAATAAGATTGTGGGTAATTTTCTTTACACCATATTCTTCACGGACTTTCTTTTTTGAAACAAAGTACCACCCAACTTGTCCACTATCCCAAGGACAATGAAAGGGGGTTGTACTCATTGTAATTCCCGAGTGGTCGTACAAGTAAAGGGGTAAGATAACACAAACATCTTCTTCTTTGATAATTGCGTTTTTCATTTCTTCCCAACTATTGTAGTTATTGTGGTTGTAGTCGTGGTTGTCTCCGAGGTTGTAACGTCCGTGAAAACACACCATTTTTCCGAGGTTGTCCCAACTCCGTGGGTTGTCTAAATCTTGATACATATTTTTTAATTTATTGGTTTATACAAATATATAACAATTTTATTCGTTTACCAAATCTTTTTTGCCAAACTTTATTCGTCTGTACACCTTCGCCGAAGGTTTTGACTTCTGTAACATTTTCCTACGGACTATTTGTGCGACGTGTCTCACACTTAATCCATTAAGGGTTTCATTGTTCCCATTCTTTTTCATCTTCTATTTCTTTAAGTTTTTGTTCAAACTCATTTCTCATTTCATCAGTATCAAATACTGGTTGATTGGTTTCTTCATCAATATAATAGTAAACACCGACTTTGATTTCCATTGGAATTAATTTCTTACTCATACTAATTATGTATTACGATACAAATATAAAACAAATTTCAATATACACAACATTTAAGTATATTTTTTTTTTATCTATTTTGCCACACTACCACGAAACAGATGACCACCTGTCGTCAAATCCAAAAAATTGTTTGGCTTAATTTGTTTAATGTTTTGACTAAAAGGTTAAACAAACTATATAACGTAATACGTGTTTATTAGGTGTCATACAATGCCAACCAAATTTTGGATACAGCACGTGCTGTGCGTCGAAACTAAAACGCAATAAAAAAGGGTAACATTTCTGCTACCCTTTCCACCACAACCGATGTTAAACCAATTAAATCGACAAGTAGAGGCGGTTGTGATTGTATAGTGCGACTGGGTTTTCTTCCGCAATCTTACCATATTCCTTTTTAATTCTTTCGTACATTTTATCTTGTGGTTCGTTAATACACTCCGATAAAAGTTCGCAGAAACCATAATTACTTTCATCAACTACTTCTTGTTCAGTACCAGGTAAACCACAATAGTATGCCTCCCCAACTTCGGAAATGAACATACCCGAATAAAAACCTTTCAACTGATAGTAGTTTACGAATTTGTCCGCGTTACACCAAATAAAAACTGAATTGTCTTTTTCTTTTAATAGGTACACCATACTTTCATCTATGATAAACCCATTTGAACCAGGGAATTGTCCAACTGAAAACAACCCCATAGGTGCTCCGTGTCCACACATTATTACTCTGTCGTGGGCTTCGATTAGTTTTTTAACTTCCGATTTTGTTACTCCGCCCGTAATAATTGTTTTATTCGGTATCGGTTCGTACACAATATCTAAAAATTGTGTCGATTTGTCTTTTGGGTGAATTACAAGTGTTTTCATTACTTTGTCGATTTTAATATGATACAAAGATATAACGAGTTTTTTATTTTACCAAATTTATTTTTATTTTTCTTGCCAACTAACCAATAGGTAACTTACCATTCGGTAACACCTCAGGACCCGGCCGGGTACCCGGCGTCGTGGAAAATTGTTTGGCGTTCTTGCAAAGTGTAAAGTAAAAACCTACTAATCTGTAAAGTAAGCCAACCAAAATCCACCCTGAACCGTGACTCCATGTCTTCAGGTCATAAAAAACCCCCACCTTTCGGTGAGGGTTCGTTGTTAAAAAACTTCGGGTTCAAACTCAATTTGTGGGATACCCAATAGTTCGTAATCATCAAATTCCCCCCAATCGGGTTCATTGAAATAACGATAACGGATATCCATTGTTCCATCTTCGTTCCACCAAATACGGACTTGGGTTCGGTGTTCGGAAATGTGAAAACCTTCAATCTTTTCCAATTCATCAATTAGAGGTTGAACATCTGAATCGTCAATATCTACTTCTTCGTTATTAACGAGGAAATCATCAACACATTCACAATTACCATCGTAGTCGATAGAGAAATCAATGTACTTTTCCATTTTGTTTTTTGTTTTAGTGGTTTAACAATACAAATATAAAACAATTCTGATTATAACCAAATTTTTTTGAAACTTTTTTTCACGGGACCTTCCCATCCTACAAATTGTTTGGCGTAGGTGTAATACAATGTACGATAGTGTCATACAACGCCAAACAAATTGTGGACTGCGCGGTCCGCTGAGAGCAATCTTCCGAGCAAAAAAAATCCCCGACTTTCGCCGAGGACTTTCCAACCTAACTAAACCAAATCTAATATGAACCAAACCTTGCTTTTAACGCCACATCAAACGCGGACATAAACGATACTTGTTCTTTGACTTCTTCAAGTGAAAGTTTGGTATCACCATTTTCACCCGTTTCATCATCGTAACCCATTATCAACCCATTACCCGATAAAGGTTGTGGGTAATTCTTCAACTTAAAAAACTTTGTGTCATCATTCATATACATCAAACCTTCTTCATCTACATACACATCATTTTCATAATCATACCCAACAACTTCAAAGGTTGAACACTTTAAGTGTCCATAGATACTTGGTAACTGACTACCAGTTTCATCACGAACAACCTCAACTTCGGAAATTGTTTTGTTTTCTACGTCGATTAAAATTCCTCTTGACATTTTTTTTGTTTTATTGGTTTAACTATACAAATATAACACAAATTTTTTTATATCCAAATCTTTTTTTGCCAATCAAATTTCAACACCATGTGGTGAATCCCCCGACTTCCATCGGGGGATTTTTTCTTAAACTAATTGTTCACTCCCAATCTCTTCTTCAACTCTTAAAACATCTTTAAAATGTTCGGTGTCAATTTGAACATTCCAAATTCCGTCTTCTTTCCAAATAGAACCGATTGGTGTTCCGTGTGTTTTTCTTGTTGCTCCTTGTGTAATGATTACAAATTGGTCTTCGGAAATCATAGGAGGTTCCATAAAAATCTTGTTGTCACCCACTTGTGAGTACATTGCATGTTTGGTATTCATCCATAGAATACTCAAATTTTCGTGTTTTGATTGAAACATAATTTATTGAATTTTATTTTTTTAACAATACAAAGATATAATGTGTTTTTTATTTTACCAAATTTATTTTTATTTTTTTCTTCAGGGGTACCCAGTCTTCCCAGTGCAATATTGGTTGGCTCAATAAGACCACTAAATAAAAACCCCCACCATTCGGTGAGGGTTCGCCAATCAAATTTTAACATCTTCCGTCAGGAGGTCAAGTATTTCTTGTCTTTCAAAAATTTGAGGTGTTTACATTCCTCAATCGTCAACCCCACAAACTCGTCGGGGGTAAAACTGATTTCATCGGGATAGTAGTCGAACAAAAATTCTTCTTGTCCATTTTCCATTGTAACCCACACTTGGGGCATCGGGTCGAACAAACTCTTTGGTTGTTCGGTAATTCTTGATGAGATAACTTTCATGATTTTGTCTATTGGTTTAACTACACAAATATAAAACTATTTTTCTTATATACCAAATTTATTTTTATTTTTTTCTTGGTTTTTATTTCTCATCATATTTATCTTATATGAAAAAAGTTGTTAGATTAACGGAATCTGATTTAACAAGAATTGTTAGACGAATTATAAAGGAAAATGAAACAGAAAATGAAACTCCTACATGGGATAATATGATGAGAGATAATCGTATATTGTTTGATAAATTAAAAGCGCCTGAAAAGATAACCTTACAAATAACTGATGAAGGTAAAGAAAAAATCAAGTCTGAATTATTAGATTGGATTCCACAAAATGCAAGAGTTCCATCCCGCATAACTATTGTAGATGAAGTTACTTTAGATAGAAGTCTTCATGATGAAAATATGAGTATTAGGGTTGGTGAAATAGTATTAGATATAGGTGGAAGAGAAGTGCCATATTTTGGTAAATATACACAAGATGATGATGAAGAGTTTGGATTTGGTAAGGAAGTTGGCACAAGTAGATTTTCAGTTCGTGCTGAATATTTCCCAGAATCAAAAAAGGGTCAACTTAGCGCAGTAATAGGTCTAACTAAAGGTTTAGAACGACGTTCAGTTAAGTCAACAATGAGAAATTTAAAAAAAATGAATCATTGTGAGTTTAGTAAAATTGAAGTTGGTGAAACTGATGATAGAGGATGGTTTAAAATTATATCAGTTAATTAAACACCACCTTTTAAAAAAGAAACATCTTAAGGTTGTTAATTTTTACAAATACCACCAATCTCATCAACATTAAATTCTTTTTTTTAACGAACAAACTATTTATTTTATATCAAAAAGATTGAGGGACCTTCCCATCCCACAAATTGGTTGGCGTAGGTGTAATACGATACTCACTATATGTAATACGAGCCAAACAATTTTCCTTCAGGGCCCCGACTCAAGTCCCGAAAGAAATAAAAAAACCCCCACCATTTCTGATAGGGGTTTGAACCACAACCGATAGTTTTCAAAGTTTACTACCGATTACTATTAAAATAAACACAATTAAAATTCCCATTGTTTACTCCTTTCTTAATTAAGACAAACATTAGACAAAAGGTCGGAAACTTGATAAGGTTTTGTAAAATCAAAAACCTCTTGGTGTTTTTCATCGGTTACAAAATTGTGGAACTCCACTTTAATAATTCCGTTTGAAAATGTCGTTTCACAAGTACACAAAATTTCGTGTCCACCTTCTTCAATAATTTTGGGAACGATTTTGTTGTAAATCATTTTACCGATTTCATCAGTAGGGATTGCACCACCACCCATACCATATTGGGTTTCACCTTCTTCGTTTACTTTTTTCAAAAGGTACATTTTCACATTGGGAACACTATCGTTTGTTTCCAACATTTCTTCGGTACTCACTTTTGCAGAGTGTGTCATTCCTTCAATGAACTCTCTAATTTCTTCAATGTCTTTGTAATTGTTCATACTTGTTGTTTTTATTGGTTTAACAATACGAATATAATATGATTAAACGGATATTCCAAATAAAACTATATTTTTTTTTCAAGTTTTTTGCCAACTTATCATACGGGATGTCGAGGGACAGAAGACGGATTTTGATTTTTGGTTGGCGTGTTACATAATACATTCTATTCTAACCCTTTATACCGCCAAACAATTTTCTACCATGCTCAGGTTCTCCACAGAACTTCGTGTAAATAAAAAACCCCAACCTTTCGGTCGGGGTCTACTTCAAACAATCTTACTGATTACTCAAAGTTCTTTACTCTCCAAATCCACTCTGCGACTTCATCTGTATTACAATATCCTTTAACTTGGTCAGTTCCAAAATCGTACCACACATTGTTCTTATCCCAAATTGCAATTTCACAATCGGGTGATGTAACCAAATCTTCTCTCATTTCGGACATTGGAATAACTACGTCAAAAGTTTTACGGGAACAATAATTAAATGTACCCCATTGAACAGAGATTGTCCATCCATTTTCATAGGTCATCTGAAAACCTTTGTTTTGTGTTGTGATAAATTTAGAGTTTGTCATTTTTAATTGGTTTAGGATACAAATATAAAACTATTTTTCTTATATACCAAATTTTTTTTTATCTAATTTGCCAAACTACCCACGAACCCGATGACTCTCCTTCGTCGCACGGTGCATGGTGGGAAATTAGATTGGCTCGGTTATTGGTGATTATTAATCTGCTCGCCAAACAATTTTCCTTCAGGGCCCCGACTCAAGTGGACAGAAAATAAAAAACCCCCACCATTTCTGATGAGGGTTTGGTTAATTTTAATCAAACTTTTAGAACCTTTGGGGTTGTGGTTTCTTTTTCTTAAAGTAGTTTCGGATGTCCTCAAATAAAATGATGAAGAACATTCCGATACACATACACGAAATGAAGAACATTCCAATTTGGTTGTCAACGGGAATATCCCAAGTTAACGCCACCCACATTGAATAAACAATGAACCCGATGATTGCGATGTAAGGAAATAACTTTTTCATTTTTCTTTTTGTTTTATTGGTTTAACGATACAAATATACAATAGGTTTCAATATAAACAACTTTTTTTTATATCTATTTTGCCAACTTGATAACACCAGCAACTTCTCCTTCGAGCAACAGCGCATGCTTGAAATTTGATTGGCTAACTTTGGTTAGAGATTAACCAAACTACCCGAACTCGCCAATCAATATCTAACAGCGCAGCCCTCACAAACGGGTTGTTCCCAAATTTTTTCTTACTTTTTTTATTCATACTCGCCAAACAACATTTGAGATGGTTCACGGGTTCTCCGTACAAACGGGTTGTTCCCAAATTTTTTCTTACTTTTTTTATTCATACCCGCCAAACAACATTTGAGATGGTTCACGGGTTCTCCGAAAATTTCACACACAAAAAAAGGGGATACTTTCGTACCCCCTTCGGTTTTTCTCTCGGTGTCTTTACCCCTCTAAAATGTACTTCGTACCTTCCAAACTTATTTCTTTGATATTTGAGATACTCACACTCATTACCTTTACTTTTCGGTCTTGGGGTTGGTTTTCGTAGTTACCACTTTCACTTACCCACTTGTCAAATATCATTTTATCAATGGTGTTACCCTCGTAAAGATATTCGGTCTTGGGTTTTACTTCGTCAAACCTTTCGTGAAACAAATAGTATTTGTTCAACTTCTCGTTGTAAAGAATACATTTACTAATGTGTTCCCCTACTTTGTTTTCACTCACTTCAAAGTTACCCTCTCCACCCTCTTTGGTATCGTTGGTGTTCACTCTCTTTTCGTAGTCAATACCTACAAAAAAGTTACCACTCTTTCTCTTGGTTACTTTATTGTGATAGGGGTTTACTTCGTTGTTACCCTCTTTGGTTTTACCCTTGTTCATTCGTACAATGGTTTCAGTAACAATGTTACAAAATGTCGGTTTGTCAATGGTGTTGAGAATTGAGATGATTTCCTCTTGGGTTACTCTCTTGGTTTCTTTGTTCATACTTGGTATTTTTAATTGGTTTATGAATACAAATATAATATGGTTTTCCATATAAACAAAATTTTTTTTTATCTAATTTGCCAAACTACCCACGAACCCGATGACCACCTGTCGCCCGTATCCGAAAATTGGTTGGCGACCCCCCTATACCCCATATACCTACCCCCTCCCCTCAAACCATACCCCCCTCCCTCCCGTATCCCCCCTTAAAATACGTGTTTTAGGTCGTCTGTGGAGGGGGGACAATACCTTAACAGAAATTTTTCCGGAAAAAATCCGAGAAATCGGAAAAGGGTAAAATGTCGTCCGGAAATTTTCCAGAATTTTTTCAAAAATTTGAGAGTGGGGGGGTATAATAAAAGAAAAAAATTAAATTCTTATATTTCTATTAGTTAATATCTGTTTAATTACATTAATACTAAAGGTTTTTAATTCATTTAATGTCGAATCATTTTTAATTGTGTTGGCATATCTGGATATTACCCATATGTTTCCCTTAGTATACATTTTAGAATTATCAATTCTATCAATACTGTATTTGTTTTTTGTGATTCTTTTTACGTCAGAGTCGCTTCGGTAATCTAGTTTTGTGTTAAAGAACGGACAATATTCATTAACAATAATATCTTCAGGTTTTAAATTCGGGTCCACATTTACGTGGGACCTCATGTATTTTTTTTGTTTAATTTTCCTAAAGATATATTTTTGTTTACCCAAAGTATCTGCATGATTAATATATTCATTTAGAAGTGAATCAAAAGATTTTTTTGACGTGGAAATATGTTCGATTATTTCATGTTGTTGTTCTGTAAGATTTTCTAAATTTTCGGGTAGAATACCAAACCCAACAAATTTAATAACTCTTGACCTTTTAATTTTATAATCCATTTTCAAACATTTTTAGTGCGTTAGTTGCGAATTGTAGCAATTCGTTTTCAGTTGCTTTACTTTTCATCTTGTTTGCCCTCATGGAAATTACTTGCAGATTACCTTTAACCAAACCTTTAGATGAATCAATTCTATCTGCGGTGTAATAGTTTGGTTGATTCATTTCTTCCGGATTTGTACTAAGTTCAATTCCGAGTAACGGACAATATTTTGGGATAATAATATCATCGTGGGTTAAATTAAAATTAAATCCAAAATCCAAATGACTTTTATACATTCTATGTAGTAACCTACCTCTTGGTGTGGATAGATGTAGATATTTTGTTAAAAAGTAACTTTTTGGTTTACCAAACCAATTAGTTTTTACGTCATCAATAATTTTTTTATGTTCATCATTTAAATCGGAATCCAATGATGGTAACACCTCTAACCTTCTCAAGGACGATAAAACAAATTTCGGGAGGGAGGCGGTGGTATATCCCTCAACATTTTTTAATTCTATATTATCTCTTGTTACTCTTAACGGTAGTACATATTTTGGTGTTGTATGTTTTTTGATATTTTCTTTTACCATATTATCATAGAAGGTAAAATCATTGTTATCAATTTGATTCATTAAAACTTGTTGCTCCCCATTCAATTCCTCACCATATTGAGGAAGTATTCCCTTTCTCCTTAGATAACTTCTAACATTACCTCTTTTTTCTGCATTTTTTCTAATTACTTCCTTATCTTCATATGGTGAAAATGATGTTGTCGCCCAACCATGTTTTTTCTTAACCATCTCCCAATATTCAAAATTATCGGACATGATTTGTTTATGAATTTCAATTTGTCCTTCGGTCATTTGGGTTTCATCTTCGGGTAGATATGATAACTCAATTAATCTCTTTAAGATAAAATTACGTTTTTTCGTCGCTTTTGTGCTCATATAAAAAACATACATAAAATAAATAAAATTATCAAGGGGGATACACCTCTTAATTCAAGATATTTATCTTATAAGGGTATTTTGGGTGTCTGTGGAGGGGGGACAATACCTTAACAGAAATTTTTCCGGAAAAAATCTGAAAAGTTGACTTTACCCCCTATTTCTGAAAAAAAAAAATTTTCCAAAAAATTCTAAAAATCTGAAAAAAGGTCAAAAACCGTTTCTGGAATTTCCGGGAAATTTTTTCAAATTTTGGAAAAATGTATTTATTATAATACAATTGTACTATGAAAAAACTATTTTTAATTTTAATGATGACTATATCCATGGGTAAATCCTATGGACAAGTAGAGGACGCCTTTCTTGGTGAGATAAGAATGTTTGCTGGTTCGTTTGCACCAACAGGGTGGATGTTCTGTGAGGGACAAACATTACAAGTATCACAAAATGCTGCATTATTCTCACTATTAGGTACGACCTATGGTGGTAATGGTCAAACAACATTCCAACTACCTGATTTAAGGGGTCGTGTTCCTGTGGGTGTAAATCAGACATCACCGGGAATTGCTCCCGTTGTTCAAGGAGAAGTGTTCGGTTCAAATAATGTAACCCTTACACCAAATAATCTTCCAATGTTAATTGCACCCCCTGTAAGTGTTCCAAAACCCACACAAGGACAAGAGACCGTTAATCTGTATCCCGTTCAACCTGGTGGTAGTTTACCCATCACAATTATCCAACCTTCATTAGGTATTCGATTTATTATCTGTGTGACTAATGGGTTATATCCCATGAGAGATTAAAAGAGACCCCACGAAAGTGGGGTTTTTTGTTTTATATGGTATTTATTGAGAAATCATTTACCGTGGCAAAAGCAAGAAAAGAACATCCCAAACCCAAAAGCAGAAAATCTGTTAAGAAGACCTCTCGTAGAATCGAAAAGAACAATGAGGTGTTAAGAAAGATTTGGGAGGAAATGCGTAAATAAAAAGTATTTATATAATAAAATCCAATGTATAAAAATTTCAAAATTTCAGAAGAAGAAAAAAAACAGATTCTTGAGAGTCATGTTACCAACGGTTATAAATCTGCTGTTTATCAATTAAACGAAGATGAGGTGACTTATAATATAAACAGAGCCATCCAATGTTTCTTAAATAAGAAGGGTATTAAGGATGATGCTGGTCAACCATTAAAAATTGATGGTTCTATCGGTAACTACCCTAATTCAAAATCGGCTCAAGCCATTGCAAGATACCAAGAAAAACTTGGTGTTTATCCTGTGGACGGTGTTTGGGGTCCTGATACCATGGAGAAAATGCCACCGAAAGATGTTGCGATGTATAAAGATTGCAAATCTGAATATGGTGACATCATCGATAAAGGTCTCCATATGTTGGGGCTTGATGAACAACCAACAAAATTAAGAAATGGCGAATCGCTAGATGACAAAGAGTTAAAAATGATGGCTTGTAGAACTTGGAACAGGTACAAAAGTATCTCCACCAAAGAAGAAATAATGAAAGCCAAAAATTGGACAAAGAGTTTTACAAAAACACAATATCCTTACGATATGGATGTTGTTTGTAAGTCCACCGGTGAAACTACGGGAATTCAAAGTGATGACGATAGAATGATTCTAAAAGGGGTCATTGAGTTAGCATGGGTTAAATAACAACCATATAATAAACTTAAAACCCTCCACATCGGAGGGTTTTTTGTTTTATATGGTATTTATCTATGAATGAACCTACAAGAAAACATATTAAGGATTAAACAAGTTATGGGGTTGATTATGGAATCAGACCCAAAGGTAGGTACCGGTAAAAAACCAGAAGGTTCAGGCAGAAGATTATACACCGATGAAAACCCAAACGATACCGTATCTGTAAAGTTTAGAACCAAAGAAGATATTGTGGATACCCTCAATAAAGAGAGTTTCAAATCCAAATCACATAAAAGACAATCACAGATTATTAATCTTATTCACCAAAGAGTTAGAGCCGCGTATCAAAACGCAAAAGACCCTGAAACAAAACAAAGACTCAAAAGAGCGTATGATTATATAGAAGGTGAAAAAGAAAGGTCAAAGAAAAAAACAATCAGATTGCAAAAACAAAATGAATCTGAATTAACAGAAAAGGGATGGGGAAATTCTACGGAAAAGCTATCAAGAGAATTTAAGTTTAAAGATTTTAAAGAATCCATGAATTTTGTAAACAAGGTGGCAAAAATTGCTGAGGCACAAAATCATCATCCTGACCTTGAAATTAAATATGACAATGTTAGGGTTACCATTTCTGACCATGATGAAGGTGGAGTGTCCCAAAAATGTTACAAGTTCATAGAATCTGTAGATAAACTAAAACAAAATAAAACAGAGACAAATCAAAGTGAATTAACTGAAAAGTGTTGGCCAGGTTATACTCAAAAAGGAATGAAGACAATGTTTGGTAAGAGATACCCTAATTGTGTTAAGAAAACAAAGAAATGAACCTACAAGAAAACATATTAAGAATTAGAGAAATGATGGGACTTCTGAAAGAAGTGGTAACAGATTTACCTGACGATTCCTATCTAACTATGAATATAAAATATTTTGATAAATACACAGATGAACTTATAATAATATTCGAACCAAAACTTAAAGA